TCAACTATCTGCGCTATCTGTCCGGAACCGCGGGTGATGCCGTTAGCGACCCGGTTAAACTCGATGAGCGTTACGCCAAACTTCTCAGCGATTTCGCTACCGGTGACCGGGCGGCCGCGCGTCTGAATCATCCAGATAACGCGCTCACGGAGGCCGGAGAATTTCCCGGTTCGCCCGGGCCTGCGGTAGAAGGGGGTGCGTTTCATGGCGGCACCTACTTAATAAGGAGTGAAGGTTTGCCGAGTTTTATTTGCGCGCCAGGTACATCCACGCCAGCTTCGATTTGGTGTTTGATAGCCAATTTATCTGGCTTGATGCTCGTCTCGTATTCGACGAATTCAGGAGGAAGCGCACTGGCATCCGTAATTTCAACTGACTTAGACGGCGCGCGAACCGTTACCTGATGAATGCCTGCCTTCAGTGATTTCTTCCCTGCTGTTTCGAGGGAGGTGGCTACATAATCTTTCATGCTCGCCACACGGTTTTCTGCGGCTTTTGCGCGCTCTGCAAGGCGCTTGCTTTCTTCTTTCAGCGCCTCGGCATAAGCAGATTCGTTTTTGCAGACAGCAAGGATCTGCTCGACCTTTGCTTCCAGCTCCCACTCAATCCCATCGAGAGTGTCGGCTATCATTTCAGGCTCCATTCCTGAATCAGTCAGCTTTGCGAAATCATTGGCGATCTGGTAAAGGGCTGTCATTGCGTAACCTCTTCGAATTTTGCTTTGCACTTGGCATAGACGGCCTGAACCTCTTGTTGAAGCTGCATTCCGACCGTCATTTTGTAAGCTGCCTGGAAGTGAGTTTTGAGAGCATGCATATTTTTCGCCTGCTTCATGTCCTCACATAGCGACTGGATGGTGTTGATAAGTTCCTGTTTTGCGTTTTCTTCCGACTGGATGATTTCGCTTTCAGGGGTGTAGGGCATAACTGGCTCGGTGTATATGCCTTCGCTCTCGTTGAGCACATCGACGGCATTATCCAGACGGTCAGCACGCGGCCAGTATTTATATGCTCTTTTGACGATCGTCTTCCTGGCCATCTCAGACCAGAAGTTGACCCATGGGCCTTTTGGTGATGTTCCCGCTTTGCTCACTTTCCTGATTTCTTCTATCTCAGCGAGACTCATCTCTTCAGTGAGATAGTCGCCATCAGCGGTTTTAACTGTGCAGTAGCCACCGATAACGGCGCCGCGATCGTCAGGTGTAGCAAATGGGTTGTATTTGTGAGCTGGCGCCTTATCGAGACCCAGCGTCTCGTAGTCGTCGCCAGCATGAACGAGCTTGCACTGGCCCCACCTGATGACGCCAGCCGACTGAGCAATGTGCAGAAGGCCCATGTAGCTGATATCAAGGCACACCATACCGTCGCGCGGAACCAGATAAGCCAGTTTGCTGGCAGGGTTCAGGCTAATGCCGACAGCTGCAACGTTGATAATCGCGTTCTGGGCGCTGGTGGGGTTGGCAATCGCCGTTTCTGCCAGTTTTTGATTGCGCTGGAATAACTGGATAGCGAACTGGCATTCCTTTGCCCACGTCAGAGACTGGTCGGTAAGGGCTCCGACAAACAGCGGCTCCTGTTCCTTAACGAACTGAATCAGATCGAAGCTCATAATTACTCCTTAAAACGGGCAGGGCGCTTGGCGCTGCCATTCTTCTTCGGCGCGGGCATACGCGCAGGCCGATATGTATTTGTTGTATGCCTCTTCGGCCTTTTCTCCGATAAGCGCAAACTGGGCTTCCTGGGGCAGGAACAAGCTGCTCATTTCCAGAGGTTTCGCAGGGAACATGGCAATCAGTTCTTTCGCTCTGTCGTCGATCCACTTCTCTTTCTCGTCGGTGAGTTGCTGCTCAACCCAGCGCCGATCTTCGATGCGGTCGTAAGTGAGGTATGCGTTCATGTCTGAACTCCTGAAATTTGGATGTGCAGATCCCGCCCGCGTAATGCCAGGCCGAACGATTGAATAGGGTGGTTAGTGCTGGATAGGGTTGCCGTGACCGTCCAGAAGGACGTCAATCACGCAATCACTGAGGCGTATGATTTCCGCATCGGTGTGCAGGTAGACCCATTTGCGCTCCTGAATGACTGCTGATACGCGATAGGTGCGGCCTTCATGCATTGCCATCATGCCGGGCGTGACGCACTGGCGAATTAGCGGGGTGGTGCCGTAGTGGTTGATCATACCTTCACCTCAACCTGTTCCAGGAGGCCAGCGATATGCATCTGCCAGCGGTTAAGCGTCAGCTTGTCGCGCGGTGCCGATACCGACGTCAGCTGCCACTCGTTATCGTTGAGCTTTTTGGCGATGTACTGCTTGCCGTTGTGGGTTACTGTCATGATGCCTCCCGCTTTTCTTTGATGTCGGCGCGGAGGTGAATTTCTTTCCCATCAGCTGTCGGTAATATCAGGATGTCATCACGAACTGCGAGAAGATGAGCCACTGCAAATAGCGCCTCGTCTGTGACTTCAAATTTCTCGCCGGTGAACTCACGAACGCCGGGCGCCAATTTGCTTGGCTTTGACCGACCCGCGAAAATTCGCTTCGTCAGGCCTGAAAAACCTACTGTGATTGGGTTACTCATAAATCCTCTTGGCCTTATCGCGGCTAACGGAACGGTTAATACAAGACTTCAACGCATTTATTCAGTGTTTCAATGGGCGGTGGATGGCCGCCTGTTGTCATAACTAAGCCGCCTCGGAGAAGCGACTGAGGTATGAAAAAACCCGCCGTGGCGGGTCTTCAGAAATAGTCTTTGTGGTCGTGCATCGCTCGCTCGAGGATTACCTTTGCATCTTCAAAGCTCGAAGATTCAAAAGCCTCTCTTATGGCCTTAGCCAGGCAAGTCGCATCGCTTTCATAGTCATCAGCTCTGCTTTCCCAGTTTGATGCCTCTTCTTCAGCCTCATAAAGGCGATCGCCATACTCGCACTCGAGTTCCTGGCGCACTTCATCACGAAGCTTCTCCTTGATGATTTCGGAGGCTTCTTCAATCGGCATTGTTTCCAGAATCGTCTCTGGCTGATGAGTGCCGTATTTCAGTGAGATGTCAGTAGCAAACATGCAACCTCCAAAAAAATGCCCGCGCGCTGGCGGGCCAAGAAGACTTTTCCAATCCAACCAGAACACGATCATCGTCTCCTGTGCGGTTGAGATGGCAGTATTACCATCACCAAGCATCGGCGCCCGGTGCTTGAGGTTGGCTCTGTAGTTACCCGCTGATGCGGGAGAAATGCTTTGTGGTGGAGTGCTCCGGATTCGAACCGAAGTTTTCATGGGTGATCAGTCCATGCAGGCCCAGCCACACCCCACTACAAAACATTCCCAATCATTGCCGGGGTATTTATCCGCGCCCGGCGCGCGCTTTCCAGCTATTCCCCAACAGCAAGAAATCGCTTACTCTTTAATCTCCCCAACAGTAGAAAGGATATATTCATGCAAACCATGCGGACCGTGTGCCCTGACTGCGGAAGCGAGATGTTCAACCAGCCCGATGATTTTGACTTTGAGACAAATTTCACCGGCGTCAGTTGTGCTGACTGTGGTCGCGAAATCACTAAGGACGATGTTGT